TAAGTCCATGCACGTTTTAAGTCACGACCATATTCTTTTTCTGCTTGCCATAACGGTAAGGGTTTATGTATTCCAAATGCTCGCGGTTCCCATGTATCAAATCGACATTTACGACCTAACAACGTTCTTAAAAACCCTACATTCTCTGCTTTCCGTGTTGCCTGTTCCATTAATTGTTTTACAAACGGAACATTAGCGTGAAACTGTGTAAATAAATCTTCTGTTTCATCTCTATCTAATCCTAATTCACTAGCAAGTTTACCCTTACCCATGCCATACATCATGCCTAAATTGATTGTTTTCGCGGTTCTTCTATCAATACCAGCCATATCAGCGACGGCTTGATGAAAGTCTGGATCCTCGTGCTTATAAGATTCAATCACTTCATCAGCACCTTTTAATCCACCGCCAGTCAATGCAGCAAAGTGAACTAACACTCTTGGCTCTTGTTGACTGTAATCAAAACTACCCCATTGACATTTTTCATCGGGAACAAAGATTGATCTGATCATGGGTCCGATGTCCTTGTTTCTGGCTGGAATCTGCTGGAGATTAGGATTACTGTAACTAAACCTTCCTGTAACGGTGCCACCACTCTCACTACGCATTTGATGGATATCTGCATGTATCCGACCTCTGTGTTCGTGCGTAAGTATCGTATCAATAAAAGTCGTGCGTGCTTTGTTAAACTCTCTGGCCTGAACGATCATTTGTGCCAAAGGATGTTTGTGAGTTGTTAAAAAATTTTTATCAAACTTAGGTTGACCTGACTTAGCAGTTCTTTCATATTTTATTTTTAATTTATCAAACGCTTTAGCAACACTGACGGCAGCCCATATATCGACATCTATGCCTGTATCTTTTTTAATTTGATATAAAATATCTTTTTCTTTTTTACTTAAATCTACTTTGATGTGACTAGCCTTTTGTAAATCGACACGCACACCCTTTGTTTTCATGTCTAACAAACAAGGAAAGAGCCGTGTTTCGAGATCAAAGATACTCGATAACTCTTGCTTAATTAATTCTACTTTGAAGTATTGCCATAATCTCAACGTCAGATCAGCGTCTTGTTCTGCATAAGGACCCACATACATGGGTGGTAATTTATACATCTCGCCTTTAGCATCGACACCCCATTCTCTTGCAGCTTCATACAACAAACCCTCTGACTTTGTATCTTTTAAATAATCTTTACCTAGCTCATTCAAAGAGTATCGAAATCTATTTTCATCTATGAGAGGGGCAGCGATTAAAGTATCTATGATCTTACCTTTAACTTCAATACCCCACCAACGAAGCCACCCTACATCATAAGAAGCGTTGTGAAATATCTTATCGCAGGGAAGCTCCATAATTTTTTTAATCTGACGCTTGATAATTTTCTCATCAAAGTTGCCACCACCTTCATGATGAATAGGAAAATATCCTTTCCAACCTTCTACGGCTATGGCAACACCCGCAATAAAACCGTCTCCCCTTGGCCAGCCTGGCCCGATAGTCTTTATGTTAGGGTCACAAGTTTCTAAGTCTATGGCTATTTCTTTTGCCTCTGATAAGTCAGGCACCTTCTCAGGTGGCGTCCACTCGCTAGGTGGTTGAAACAAAGGCATTTGAGTCATTAGTCCTCTTTTTCTATTTCAGCAGCTATTGCAGCATAACCAGCAATATCTATGTAAGAATCTGGAGTTGCTTTGTGTTTTATTCTAGCCACTTTTAATAATAGCATACACATCGCAACGTCATGAGCAGAAATATCTTTACCTAGATAAGAGCTCCATAAAGCAGCAATATTACAATGAGTAACAGTTTTATCACCATAGTCATGTGCTCTGGGTCCTGTTACTAATCTAAGAGCTTCTTGTAAGCATTTATCACTTTGCATCTTCTTTCTCCTTTAGTTGTTGTAAGTCTAATCGCAACTGTTCTAAATCTTTCTTTAGAACCTTTACGGCTTTATCTAAATCATCACGTCGAAGTTTTGTCCCCTCCGCTCTGACTTTAGAAATCTGTTTAATAGTTATATCCAGTTGTTTTATCACAACGTTTACAAATGACATTAAAAAGCCTCCGAAAATTCTCTGTCCGATTGTGATCGAACTATGTTTAATATATTTCTAGCGCGTGTCATTCCTACATAAAAAACTCGTCGCTCAGAATCCCGATGCTTCCAATACTCATCATCTGCCTTACGCGATAAGTCTGTTAGCAACATAACATTATCTGACTCTCCACCTTTTGATCCGTGTATTGTCGATAACTTGATCCGTGGTTCGTGTCTTATGTTCTCACCACGACGTAAAACTGCTCTGACATAAATAGACTTCGACGCTGGTATATTTACCAATGCTTTAAACCACGGTAACTCTTTATCTATTTTAAGTCCAAAATCTTTCTTTAAGGTTTCGTAATTGTATAATTTTTCTTTATCTGCTTTCTTCATACCCTTATGTTCAGCGTCAACTCCTTCTCCTGTCTTTATGTAAGCATAGCAACTTTTTACTCCTTTGATAGTTATTTCTTTACCTTTTCGTAAATCCTCCCAACCCACAATGGCTTCATGAATTTTTTTATTAATAGAAGTTTTATCGCCTCTTTTGTAGTAATAACCATATGTTTTCAAATCATCTTCTAGCTTATCTAATCTGTATCTATCTCGCGCTAAGATTAACCACTGACCCTCTTTCATTTTTTGTAATTGTTCAATCGGATGAATATTGACCTCACCCTCATCATCTCTTGACGTCCATTCTTTTTCTACTCGGTCAGTTATTCTCGTAATTAATTTGTTTGCATGACGGTGAATTAACTTTGATAGTCTATAAGACTTATTTAAAACTGTTCTTTGACCCTCCATGTTAATTAAATACTCAGGTCTAGCTCCAGCCCAACGATAGATTGCTTGATCATCATCACCAGCGACGTAGACTCTTTTACTGTTTTCAATAATTCTTTCTACCATTTTCCATTGCAACCAACTTAAATCTTGTGCTTCATCTATAATGACAACGTCAAAATGAGGGACTGTGTCGTAATGTTTTTTATTAAACTCAACGATCAAATCAGTCAAATCAAATTTATTTCTTTCTGTTTTGTACTGACTCAGTGCCGTGTCTATGTATTTTAATTTTAACCAACCACCCTCCAAGTGACCCACGGTAGGATCATGAAAAAAATTCTCTGTGGTCAGTCCTCTAACTTTTGCACCGTCAATAACTTTCATGAACACATCATCAGGAAAACCAGCGCCGTATGTTTCGGTGTTCTTGTTCGGATTACTTAAATTAATTTGTAGTTTATCAGAGACCGCTCTGTAATCTTCATCACTCATGATATTCTCTTCTTTTAAATGTAACTCTCTGTACGCCAGACTATGTAACGTTCTGAAGTTCATGAAGTCTTTTGTGCTATAGTTTAATTGGGAGATAGCTCTTGATAAAGCTTCATCGGCAGCTTGATTTGTAAATGCTAGATAAGCTATTTTATTAGGAGATACTTTATTTTCTCGTAGTTCTTTTTCAACTATTCGGAGCAAGTGTGTGGTCTTGCCTGTGCCTGGTGGTCCGAATATTATTTGTCTAGACATAACCCATTATCTAAAACTATTTTTTCATCTGTTTCAATCCACACTCTAGCGCCACAAGGTAATGGTTTATCTGGGCTATATATTACTTTTGACGGACCTTTAATTTCAACTTCGCTCGCGTAATTGTTTGATTTAGAAGTTTTGACTGTGATGACCGGTTCTCTTAAATTATTTTTTTTATTAGATCTGATCTTATGCTGATTAATATGTATCCTTTTCTTCATTAAAATGGAGCCTCCTCTCTCATGTCTGGTGTCTTAAACTCATCATCGTTTTTCTTTTGCCATGGTAGATACCACAGATAAGTAGTTTTATTTTTTACCTTACGTCGTATGTCTCCACCACCTAATTTATTTCTAATATGCGCAGTCATCTCTGTAGCACTAAAATCTTTAAAATCATTCTTCTTTAAAAACTTCTGCAGCCAATCTGACCTAAAGAAAGCGGTCATCTTTTGTATCTTAACTTCTTTTTCTACTCCATTCTCTTTGATTATATCAACATATTCTTTATCTTCAAACAGAGCCTTACCCATTTCTATCTCATCTATGTGTTCTGCTTCACCTTGATCTTCTAAAAATCTTTCTAATAAATTTTCAAATCGACCAGTCTTTGTTATCTCATGAGGCATTTGTATAACCTCTACAACCTGCAACAAGGATTGTATTCTATTATCCCAATCTTGTGGACGCATAATATTAGGTAAGATATTAATTTCATTCAAACAAGCTTTTCTAAATCTGTGTTGATCATACAACTGCTCTGTAGATAATTTTAATCTTCTTCCGTCTATGTTTAGAAACCAAGTGGACTCATCACTTTCAAACTTTGTTAAGTCACTAACCTGATGTTGAAAAGAGTTTCCTATACCATATTGTTTTGCTCTGCATTGTATCGGAGAACACACAGAACACATAGGTTGGTCTTTACACTTATACTGATAATCTTTTTTTTCATGCTGATTGATTGTCTTTTGAACCTGTGATGAACTAAGAGGTCTCTCCATATACTTGTGATTAAACTCATCAACTTTGTCTTGCCATTGTTCAGGCCATTTTCTTTTAGCGTAAACTGCATACTGATACAAAGTATTATCTCTACCACCCTCAGGTATACCTTGTGACATCAATGTAGCTATGCAAGGTGGACCGTCATCTAAATCATTTATTTGTTTTTCTACTTTAGGTTTGAAATCTTTTAAGTATTGTAGTCCGACACAGTGTTTCTCATACAAGAGAAAAAACTCATCAAGAGTTACTGATTGACCATCATTGTCAAATGCGTGTCGCATACTATCATCACCACCGTGATAAGGTAAGTTTAAAAAGTTTCCAGTATCTCCCCTATCTGCTCTAATCTCTATTTGTTTAGGAAAGACTTCACAGTTTGCATATCCGATTAGTCCTGACCACTCTATTAATTTATCTCTAATAATCTTTGCTTGTGTGGGCTCTCTTAAAAATAAAAATATGTGAGCGCCACCACTCTTTGATCTACACATGACCAAAGGTAAATCTAATTTTCTAATTTTAGCTATAATTTTTTTAAAATCTAAAGGGTATGTATCTATGTCGATACAACCCCATATACAACTTGAATCATCTCTAATAGGTATGATACCCAAACTAGGGTCTTTACCATTGATGTGGTCAACCCATAATTGATCGGTCACAGGTTGTTTTAATATAAAAGCTTTACCAGATGCCTTACCATTAACAGACTGTCCATCACTAACATATTGTCCATACGCTCTGTCCAATCCGTAAAAGATACTTTTAAATTTTTTTACTTTATCGTCCATATTAAAAAGGGGCGGTTGCCCGCCCCTGTATATTTAGAAAGGAACCTTCTGGTCTTCTGTAGCAGTTTCCTGTTCATATTTGACTTTGACTTCACCTTTGCTCACGCTTTCAGCAAAAGTCTTAGCCATGGAGTAATAATTAGTATCTTGTAGTTGATCTTCTCTTGAGATCTCCCACCCATACCAATTACCTTTATCATTACCCTCTTTGACTGTTTTCAAACGATAGTAATGACTGTAAGACGGAGGAGTAAATAAACCGTTCTTACCTTTTAGTTTTAGATTTAGTAACATCGAGTTCCATTTTCTACTCTTCTTTAACTGAGTAGCTTTCATAGTAATCAATGCCGGAGTTGCATCACCCTCATCTGTTATCAATAACACATAATGATTACCGCAAGTTTCGACATAATTACCATTTGAGAGTCGATCTTTATTATTATCATCTCTCGTTGTTTTGGTTAAGACATCACTAGAAGCATCAAAGACATTTATCGGTGCACCCGATCCTTGTCCTCTATCAGCCCACTCAACGTATTGACGTTGATACGCACAAGGTAAAACGCGTATGCCTTTTGATCCATCATACAATTCACTTGTAACTGTATTAAAGATCATGCCAGCTTTTGCGCCTTCTAACTCTTCCAATTCAGGAGAGAGCTGCATCAAGACTTTTAATCTTGGTGTTGCTAAATCATCTTGTGAGATATTTTCAAGGCCGCTAGACGCGTCCAATTCCATAGTCTCTAGATTCAGCGCTGGTAGTTTGCTTTCTTCTTTTTTTGCAACACTATTCGTGTTTGCATTTGCATTTGCCATTTTGTACCTCCTATGTACATTTTACTTTTTACTTATTTTAGTTTCGGCGCCAACGAAGACTCCGAATTTTTCCATAGGTATTTCCTTACCCTCATTGATTTGCTCTCTTACAAAAGCTTTCAATGTCATAGGTTCTACCCATAGTTTTTGTTGAGGATCGTAACCTAACTCTTGAATTTTATCTATAAATTCATTTGCCGTTACATCCTCTCCTTTACCGAACGTAGCAGACACTTGATTCTTAATCAAGTCGCCATGTCCGTTATCGCGAAGCCACTGAAAAGCATCTTCACGAAACCTTACTGGTATAGACGCTTGAACTTTTTGTTTCACTTTAATTTGTGAACCGTCTTTTAGTGTCAAGCTTTCTAGACCCAGCTCCGCCATTCTGGCTGGAATTATTTCTTCTGATAACTTACGAATATTCTTAGCTTTATCTTTTAACATTTTTTCTAGCTCTTCATATTCGTTTTGCTCTGATGCAAGTTCAGAACAAAGATCAGAAACTTCTTTAAGCGAATTATCTCCGATAGTTGGTTTGGAGACATCAGCTTCCATATTGTCCAACAAGCTATTCATCTATCTCTCCCTTCTCATACAAATTAACTTCTATGGGATAATACTTGTATTCACGTTTATCCCACTTTAGACATTTGAATCTACCACGATTATAACTCGCAGCGATGGCACAAGCAATACCAATAATAGAAGGATCTCCTATTAGTAATAAGTAATCGTCATCACAAAAATTTTTTAATTTTCTATTCAAACGTTTTACTGTCGGGCCTGTGCTCAAAACTAATTGAGAACCCTCTGGTAATAAAAGTTCTAATTTGCCATACTTTTCAGCGCTTAAAACGTTTCTACCTACTACTTCTTGTACAACATATACTGCCATTCTTAATTCTGATTTTAATATAGTCATTGACAAAAACTTTTGCAAGTATTATTTTTATTTTAAGAATTAAAGAAAGAGTTAGTTATGGATTATAAGTTTAAAACAAAGCCATACGAGCATCAATTAAAAGCATTAGGTGCTTGCCATAATAAAGAAAATTTTGCTTTATTTATGGAAATGGGTACAGGTAAGTCAAAAGTTTTAGTTGATAATATAGCCATGTTATATGACAGAGGTAAAATAAATGCAGCTTTAATTATTGCACCAAAGGGTGTCTATAGAAACTGGGAAAGACAGGAGATACCTGTTCATATGCCAGAGCACGTTTTACACAATATAGTTACTTGGTCTCCCTCTACGACAAAAAAACAACAAAAAGAAAATCAAAAATTATTTAAACACGGCGATGAACTGACAATATTTTTGATGAATATTGAGGCTTTTAGTACAAAAAAAGGGTTAGTGATAGCAGAAAAATTTTTATTATCTCACTCTGCATTAATGGCTATTGACGAGTCAACCACTATAAAATCACCCACCGCGTCTAGAACTAAAAACGTGGTAAGCCTTAGAAGGTATGCAAAATACAGAAGAATATTGACAGGATCTCCTGTAACTAAATCACCGTTAGATTTATACACACAATGTTATTTCCTTGATCCGTTGTACTTGGACTTTTCTTCGTATTACACTTTTCGTAATCGTTATGCATTAATGGTGGAAAGAAGTTCTGGTAGCCACACATATAAATTAGTCACGGGGTATACAAGACTGGACGAGCTTAATAGTAAGTTAGATAAGTTTTCATACAGAGTTTTAAAAGAAGATTGTTTAGATTTACCTGACAAGGTTTATATGAAAAGAAATGTGCCTTTAACACCTGAGCAAATTAAAGCTTATGACAGCATGAAAAAAAATGCAGTTGCGGTTCTACAAAACTCTCAGACAACCGCCGCCAGTGCATTAGCACAAATGGTTAGACTTCATCAAATTACTTGTGGTCATCTAAAAACTGACTCTGGTGAGGTCAAACATTTAAAAAACAACAGAGTTAACGAACTTTTAAATATACTGGAGGAGATAGATGGAAAAGTCATTATTTGGGCGATATATCGTCATGATATCCAACAAATTAGAGAAATACTTTCAGAAAGATATGGAGAAGAAACTGTGGAGTCGTTTTATGGTGACACTCCTGAGATTGATAGGCAGGATATTGTTATTAGGTTTCAGGATAGAAAAGACCCTTTACGATTTTTTATCGGAAATCCTAGAACAGGTGGATATGGTCTCACTCTTACTGCTAGCCATACCGTTATTTATTATAGTAATAGCTATGATTTAGAAATCAGATTGCAGTCTGAGGACAGAGCGCACAGAATAAGTCAAACAAAAAAAGTTACTTATATTGATTTAATGTCTGAGGGAACAGTGGATGAATTTATTATTAAAAATTTAAGAGGTAAGATAAACTTAGCTAATAAAGTTTTGGGTGAGGATTTAAAAAAATGGTTGATATAGACCACCCCTAGAAGGAGTGGTCTAAGTTTTATTTCTTTTTCTTTTTCTTCTTCTTGACGTTTTTCTTTTTTGCCATGCCGCCGCCGCGCATCTTAGTCATACCGCCGCCGCGCATCATGCCAACTTTGTCCATCATACCGTTCTTTTTTTTCATTCCTGGCATTTTTTGTCTCCTTTAAAAAGCTTTTTAAATTGTTTTTGTCTAGACGACACTACCTCATGGTAGTAATCTCTGGGCCATTTATCGTAATAACCCATGCGGTGTAGTCTATCAGATGCTTCATATAATTGCGAGAACTTTTGTATTAACATCATAGAAAAATGTATTTTTGAATCTGGAAGATTAGATTTATCTCCCGTGGGATCTAACAAAAACTCTTGCTCTTCCTCGTTAGGAGGATTGTATGGATGAAAACCCATGAAATATATATCTTTTTTATTATACCTTCTGTTAAAATTATCTATGATTCTCTGAAATTTATTTAAACTGTACTCTTTAAAAAAAGTGTCGCAGTAAATTAATATTTCTTTTTTATTAAAGTTTATGTTCTTAACATGCTTGTGTAAATCTCTAGTGTAACCAGAGTCTGGACTTCTAACTACAATATCCACCTTACTATCCATCCAAGCTTTTGCAGCGTAAGGACAGGCAGGCATCCTATTAAGATGTTTGTTAGGAACCTCTAAGTAATGTTTAGACCAGAGTCTAACTTCACTGTGAATAAGTTTTTTTATTTTACTCGATATCAAAAATTAATTCTTTGCTGACATTCCAGACAAAGGATTATTCAAAGCTTTATTAATTTTTAAATCTAAGTTTTCCTCTAATAGTTTCATTTCGTTCAAAAGCTCTCTGTTATCTTCCTTCTGTCTATCTTCAACATCATTTACTATCTCAGTTATGTGTCGAACGTCGCCCTCCATTTGGCGTAAATCTGTTTTAAGGTCGTCTTTTAATTCACGACTTACCTGAGATATTAAATTAATTTCTTCTAATAGTAAATCTAATTCACTCTTTAAACTATCTACTTTTTGTGTGACAATCTCCATTTGTGCTTGAGTTTCAGACTCTACGAGAGATATTTTTTTATCAAATCCGCTGAGGTCCGGCTCGGTGTAAGTCAAAATTTTTTCTTTCATCGTCAGATAATCCTGGTAAAAAGTGAACGTGGCCCAGGCCCCTGATCCGAGCGCTCCTAATAATGTTAATATGGCGAAGACTTTTCCGCCTGTTACTTTCATTCCTGCATATTCAATACTGGGCATTTATTATATCCTCCATTGTTTGTCCTTGTGCCATATCAAATAGAACTCCATACTGGTCCTCTATTGTTTTATTTAAATACTCATTAACATTTGTATCTACTATGTTTGTTTGAGCGTCAAAGAATGTCTTAGTATTACCAAGTATTTGCATGACAATCAATGTTTTCATTTGAGCTGCATCGTCATATCTCTCTTTATCATCAATTTTTTTTACTATTTTTGTGGCAGCTTTTTCCTTTGCACTTGGTTCTTTTACAGGCTTTTCAGGCTCTTCAGTTTCTTCCTGTTGTACTTCTTCTTGTTCGGAACTATCTTCTGCTTCCACAGGGGATTCTTCAGTAGACTCGCTATCGGGTTCGGTTGCTTCTTCTTCTGTGGGTTGTTCATCTACTGTCTCCTCTACCGTTGGCTCAGAGGGCTTCTCTACCGATGCTACCTCTATCGGCTCTTCCATTTCCATTTCTAGTTCTAATTCTAACTCCATTTCAGCTTCTATCTCAATGTTAACCATTTCTGGTTCTGGTAATTCAAGCTCAAAATCTACTTGAAATTCTTGTATCTCTAACTCCACAGTTTCATATGACACTTCCTCAGTTTGTGGTTCTATTGGTGCAAAGTCTATATCGCCCGCATCATCTACTATAACATCGTTAAATTCAAATACTTCTTCTATAAAGTCTAATTCTGTTGGGTCAAATATCTCTAGATAGTATATTTCCTCTACTGTAGTAATTTGCTGTGTAATGATTGTATTGATAACATTGTAAAACACATTAACGGTAACATCATCAAACAGTGGTCCGATAGCCAAGTTTATATCTCGACCACCCACTTCAACAGTGATTTTATTTAAAACGCCACTGAAATCGAAAGTCCCGTCATAAGATTGATAGCCGGATGATATTCCAGATTCAGACAAGATGTCAGTGCCTGAAAAGACTGAAGTAGTCCCGTTATATCCTGTAACGTGCATGTATATTCTATCTTGAGCATCTCTTTTATCTACTTCAATTGTGTATTTAACTTGACCACCCTTATCTATTTGTAAATCAGAAATGTCAATGTTTTGTATGATAAAGGTGGTGCCCATTCCAGACACACCCATTGTAGATGTACTGTTTCCTGATCCTGTAATCTGTGCACACTTATCTGTTCCTAAGGCATAACAACCAGAGCCACTAGGCATAGTAGCAGGACCTTGCCCGCCCCAGTCTACATTCATATTACCGTCGTCAGCAGATCCCACATAACCGTTGTCACTATCTAAAATATTACCGGAATCTTCGTTTGTGACAGTCGTGGTGGTTGTTGTCGTAGTGGTAGTCGTGGTCGTGATTATCTCTGTGCCTTTATCTTCTTCCGTTTCTTCTATGGTAACTTGTTCTTCAATAGTGACGCCTGGTGTACACAGACCTTCAACATCAGGAAGACAGGTGTTGGCTTTAGAATAAAAGGAGACCAGTAGTAAGAATAAATAAAGTTTTAAATAAAGCAGCATTTTGTGCATCATTAAACTCCTTTGGTTCTGGTTTATTCGCGGTCACGTATTCAGTTTTATATTTACTACCGTCTGGAATTTTGTCAGGGTTTTCACTCCAGTATTGAGCGGCCTCGGTTCCTATGGACCCTTGTACAGGACACGGAGTCCCTGCATCTGTCATGCTATCCCATACTCTTGGGTCTTGACATAAAATACTCACGGCGGCAACTTTCATACCATAGGCATATAATGACCGTGATAATTTTAATTTTTGACACAACTCATCATCTATTACTACTCCTGTGGCTAATCCCACGACGTTATTTTGCACACTAGCGCCTACACCAACTTTACATATATCACTGTTAGAATTTATAATACTAGGTGCATTTGCTGTAGGAGGTGTAGAATTTGTAACCACTGTGCTCGACACAGTGTTGGTTTCAGCGTAAATATTTTTTGTGCCTCCAATAACTATTGTTAAAGTTAATATGAGACAGCTCATTAAGTAAAGAAACCACTTTCCCATCAATCCACCTTACTCATAGATCTAATAAATTCCACACCCTCTATGGTTTCTATTTGTGCTTCAACTTTGGCACAGGATACTCTTGCTGTATCAGATTGCATATTACGTTCTATAATTCTTTTCTTTTCAAGGCAGTCTTTAACACCATCAGTAACAGTATGTTCAATCATAGTTCCACCTGAGAATAAAATTAAAGCTATGATAACTTTAGTTACCATTTGCTCTTACCTTATCTTTTAATTTTTCTATGTCCCCTAATGCTTTTTCCATATCAGCTTGTAATCTCATAATATTTACTTTGTTATGTGCCATGTTTTCTAAATCTTCTGCCATACCCTCTACTTGTCCTGATACAAATTCTAATAACATAAACTGTTCTTGGTCTATGGGTGTTTGATCAGCACCTTTAACTAAATCTTCTTCAAATAAAGTTTGCCTTGTTTCTATATTATTTAATCTTTCAATAACTCCAAAATATGCCCACACACCAAGTGCCGTTGCCCCTAAAATACTTAACAAGTTTCTCATAGGCATAGAGATACTTGTTTGATCTGATATTTTCATTCTTAATAATCTACTGTTTTAATTAAAAATTCCTCAATCCACATTATTTTGTCATCCATTTGTATAATTTTTTCTTTAATTACTGCAATATCTTGTTGCATTTTTGCAACACTATCTGCTTTTTTCTCGACCGCATTTAAACGTTCGCTCCACATACCCCATGTAACACTCAAAGATGCTACTATACCTATTAACCAAATTATGTCTTTTTTAGTGAAATCCATTACGCTATTCTCCCTAAGTTTTGATAAAATGCAGCTAAATTAGGATTAGCTATACCTTGTTGTGCGTATGTTGACAAATTAAATTGTGGAAATGCCCCATAGTTAAATTGTGATGCGCCTGGAGTTAATCCTGGAAATGTTGGAAACCCTGCTATTGGAGGTTGAGGAAAAGGAACAAGAGGTGGTTGTGGTGCACCTGGTGGTGTAACAGGCGGTGGTACCACAGAGGGTATACCCGCTTGTTGTCTATCATCACTTTTTCCCTGTCTTAATTGAAATCTAGCAGCCGCAATAGCGTCAACTAAACCTTTATTGCCAGCTTTAACATTAGTTCCTATGTCCATTTTTGCTAATGCCTCTAATTCTGCTTGTGTTGTGGGTTTAAATCCAAATCCACCCTCTTCAATTTTACCGTAGTATTTTTCAGGGTTTAGAACTTTTAAACTTTCAGATGCGCGTGGTCCGAGAGCCTTTAATGCTTCTGTTTGATTCATAAACTCATCAGGAGTTCCGATACCTATACTTTGTAAAAAATTTAAATCTGGATTATTAGCAAGTTGCATTTGAATATTCTTTGCTAAAGGATCATCAATGCCTAATATTCCTGCATCTTTAGTTTGTTCTAATAAACTCCCTATTTCAATACCTGTATCTTCTCCATCTATTTTTAAAGTATTACCCAAAAAAGCACCAGTAACTTCAGGATTTTCTAATTTTGATTGTAGGTCAATATATTGTTTATATTCTTTATTAGTAAGATTATTTATTACCTCTTGAATACTTTTTCCTTCATCTATTGCCGTTTTAAATTTTTCTAACATAGACTGACCAACGACATCGTCTCCAAAAATAGTGCTCGCCATACCCAAAATTTTAGTAAAATTAGGTCCGTCTTTTAATATATTTTCTAAACTAAACTTATACTGTTGACTTGGATCAAAGCCATAACGCTTTTTAAAAAAGTCTCCATATATTTGAGGTGCG